CAACATAATAGTCATGCTGCTCTTGAAGACACTCTTCACTATATTCTAGATAGCTTTTCATGCTTAGCCCTTTTTCTTCACGTTGCCTATACTATATTTAGAACGTAAATCCCAATCGGCTTTATCTCGATGAGAGATGATTTTAATCTGCTTTAGTGAAGTAGTACCATTGATAGAGGCACGATCGACGATAGAGAGCAGATTCCAATCTGAAAGCAAGAGCGCTATGGTATTACGACGACATTGATCTTCATACATAAAAGTAGAAGGTTTGCCGTCGAGCATAAAGAGTTCTTTAAAGTGAACTATAAAATAGCGACCTTGTTTGTGAAGAATATGACAACTTTGAAAGAGAACGTTAGTCTCACGCTTTGATGAGACACCAATACGAGAAAGAGTTTCTTTAATCTTTAAAAAATCATCAGGGTCATGCAAATACACCTCAAGCATTTGAGATGGTGACCATTCAACAATATCTGTGGGGAGGTAAGATTTATTCATAATAACGATATACTATATTTATAATATATCGAGTTTTATGAATTATCGACCTTTTCTACTTTGTCGTGCTGCTTTGTTTTTTGCTCGGCGCTTTTCAACTCGCTTAGGAGACAGGTTCTTTTTGCCAGTACGAGTTCTCCATCCGCCTTGCATCATGCGACGCAAAAATTTAGTTGGGTCAATTGACAACTTTTGACCTTCATCAAGTGTGACCTCTTCTAAGATCTCTGCTTCAACGATTTTTTGATTTTCCTGTTCCTCCGACATCATGTTTTTGTTTTAGTTTTTCTAGTTGTGTTTGTGTGAATAGCGGTAGCAATTGACGAGCTTTTTCAGCGCTGCATTCATATTCAGACATAATGTTTTTAATGTCTGCGCCATCGTCTGCTTTTTTAGACCATTTGCTAAAGCGCTTGCGTGGACGAATCGCGCCTCGTAAAAAATCATATTGCATCTTTGCTGGCAAACTTGCATGCATATTCATCTCATTTGCAAACAAGACAGTATCATTAAAATACGACAGTCCACGATTGACCATAAATGGCACATACTGACGATCAGCACGTGATGGATCAGGCAACGAGTCACTGACATCAGCAGTGCAACCTTGCATCAGATTTTTACCGCTTTGACCTTCGTTGATCGAATTGATAAAGTCAAAAGGTGACAGCTTTTTTAGTTCTTGTTCCATTCAACGCTGCTCATAAGTTCAGTTAAACATGCAACCATATTGATTTCTTTGTCAGCAACAAACGCTGCTTTATAGCTATAGTCTGCAAGTATAAGCACTGCTGCAGGAATACTCGATGGACTTGCATAGTCATAGAGATTGTCATAGATTTTTCTAAAGACTACGCTGCTGTCTAAGCTGCTATTATTGACAACCCAGTTTCTCATCGATTTAAAGTCTTTTGACTTTAGATGAGTTGCAAGTTCAGCGATGTTCTGATCACTCATGCCAACCAAGATAGCAGTAGGAATTTCTCCGCTCGTACTGTATCGTTGACACTCGTTGATTACTCGTCTCCAGTCAGGAGCATAACGAATAATCAATTCTGCAATTGTCTTGTCAGTATACTTGATGCCTTCAGTCTTGAGAATAAAGGTCAAGCGTTTCATAAAATCTCCAGCGAGTGCAGCAAGAGATTTTTTAGTGGTGTTAAATTCGATTACTGAACAACGTGAATGCAGCGGTTCAATGATTCGATTTTTAAAATTACAAGTCAGGATAAATCTACAATTAGCACTAAACTCTTCGATAAACCCGCGAAGTGCAGGCATCGTTGATTGTGGGTTTAGATAGTCAGCCTCATCGAGAATGACTACTTTATAACCACCCGAGAGTGAAACTGTAGACGCAAACTGCTTGATCTTATTTCTTAATACATCAATACCGCTTTCTTCAGAACCGTTAATGAGTATATAGTCAAGGCTCAACATGTTGCAAAGAGCTTTTGCAACCGTAGTTTTACCAAGTCCGGCCGTTCCAGCAAGAAGCAAGTTTGGTAGTTGACCTCCTTGTACGAGGTCATTAAACGTACGCTTTAGTTCCGCTGGAAGAATACACTCATCAATCGTCTGAGGACGATACTTTTCACACCATATCGGTTCAAGTTCACTATTATTCATAATATTTTTCCATGTTTTTTAAGAAATTTTGAAGAATGTCCAGTATCATTAACTGCTTCAGATAAACTATTGTAAATTTTACCATTAAATTCAATTGATATAGCATTTTTTGGTAATTTACCAAACATGCCATTATTTTCTCCTTTAATTAAAGATGAACGTATTATTCGTTCTTCATTGGTTAAAGATTCCCAATATTCAAGTCTTTTTTCAGATTGCTTTGCTTTAGTTTCTTCTGAATGATTTTTATCTTTCATGCCATATGATGCATACACATAAGATGGTCGATTTTTATGTACTAAATTTATAGCATTTTGCCATGATTCGTATTTACTCATATCACCACCAGTTCCCCCTAAAGTAGAATTATAACCGCTATTACATGTATCATATTCTTTAATATATTTTATTTCTAATAATTTAGCAGTCTCAATGTCACCAATATTAGTTTCTAATATATCAAATTGAAATTTATCAACACCATATTTATACATTGATTGATAAAGGCGTTTACATGATCCCGTTCCACGCTTTCCATAAAAACAATGGTTTTTAAATCTAGTAAAAGGATCTTTAGTATATCCTATGTATTGTTTACCATTTACAGTATTAGTTATAATGTATATCGAATAATTCATTTATATCGTTCTATAACGATATTTATATAAATGAATTATTCATGAGTCTATATTATACCAAAGTGATTTGTTTGTAAACATTTTTAATCTCCGCAGTTTCATTTTCAAATTGTGCTGCGTTCTTTTTATGGTATAATTTTGCGACTTTTCGGATGAGTGGTTTTGGCATATCAAATGCATCGGCGGCTGCGTCAATAATATTCTTAATTTGATCTCGGCAATCATCCATCTTACCAAGTTCGTGGCTAATTTCTTGAACTGCGTCGAGCAATTCTTTTTTAGTTTTAGGGTCAGTCAAGTCAATCATAATATAGTTTTATTTTTCACCAAAATAATGGGCATAAGCAATAAATCCTGCGAGTGCCCAAAATGCTGTAGAATAAAGAAAGGTCATGATGGGACTGTTAGCACGTCGCTTTGATGCGGCGACACCCGCCATACCACCTTTTGGATTCATATATTGAAGCCACAATAAAATACGACCAGGAAATGCATATATTTCATATAATGCACTGCTGCTAACAGTCCCATCAAGCCTATCTTTAGCCATACAATTATTCAGCAGATTCTTCGTCTTGGACAAATTCAAACTGTGTTTGTCCATCATTAGCTACTTCTTCTGAAGTGTTTGCAGTTTCTGCACCTTGTTCTTCAGACTTAGGAAGAAATGCTACAATCTTCTCATACAGTTCGCCAACGATTTTCAAATCACTTGCTTCAAATGCGCCACGACGGGAAACAATGTTAATAATATTACCCATCAAAGCGATGTCTGCTAGTGTCAATTGCGGCTCAGTTACTTCTTGTTGTTGTTCGTTTTCCATAATGTATATACTTTATTTTAACGAATGTCACCTGACATTCAGTTTTATTTATATTGATTAGTTGTTAAATGTGGATGTATTTTCAAGTGCGATATAATATTGCACATCTTGACCAGTGTGTTTCCAATGACTGATTAGTTTTGAAGAGATGTTTACTGCATAGTCTCCTTGAAGAAGCTTAAGATTTGCAATTAAAAACTGCAAATCAAAAGATCCCTTTTGAGCATTGTCTTCGTCTAATGTCACTGAAAATGTATTTGCTGCACTATTTTTAGGATCAACAACTGAAAGTGTGACGACACCATCATTTCCACGAATAGACATAATTGTGTGTCCAAGTACTCCAGCAGCTTTGCGAACTTGTGCCAAGATGTCAGAAGAGATGCTCACAGACAAGTCTGCATTTGGCATATTGATTTTATTCTTAGGACTTGTGAGAATACTCTCATCAGCAAATCTATAGGTAGCCTTTGTCTTTCCAGACTTAAAGACAACGCTGTCAGTTGAAAATTCAAGTTCAGGATCTTGCATCAATGAAAGCATACTAATAAATTCATTGAGATCGTAAATTCCAAATCCAGCTTGGAAAGATTCTGAAATGCCAGCAATTGCCATAATATTTTTTGCTGCAGAAATTGTCGAAAGAGGTTCTCCGGCCTTTACGACAAGGTTGGAGTTGATACCTGAAAAATTCTTTAAGATGTCAATTGTTTGTGTTGATAATTTAGTCATATTGAAATTATATATTGAAAAATGTCTTTGTAAATAAAATTATTTCACGAAATCAAGTTCATAATAAAACATCATGCAACATACTGCATGCGCAGCGTGTGGCAATCCGCTTTCTTGATCGTGGGTCTCTCCTCGTTGAAGTGCCCACATATGTCGTTGGGCTGCAGCAAAATAACGATTTTTGCCGTCTTCTAACGCTCTCCAATTTTCTCGTGAATATTTGCATGCACCGTATGTAAGTGCCTTTACAACTTCATCAAGAGCATATGGAGGCAACAGACTATAGTCTGGTTTTTCTGAATCGTATTTGATTCCTATTGTTTTTTCTTTTGGCATCTTATGAGAAGTTTGCGGTGGAGAAGAACAGCGCCCTCTCCACCGCAAATAACTATTTTAGATTAGCCGTTCTTACGTGGGGTGCCAAGGCGATAGCGGCGAACGCTCTCACCAGTGCGGGTCTTACGT